TTCTTAATGATGCAGATGCTACTGGTTATCGTTGGACCGACCAGGAGCTGATCGACGCCGTCAATGACGCCCAAGGCGTGATCGCGATCTATCGCCCAGACTGCTTTTCCGTCAACCAAGTGATCACCCTGGTTGCCGGATCCAAGCAGTCGATCCCTAGCCCCGGCTATCGTCTCCTTGACGTGATCCGCAACATTGCGCTCAACGGAACTTCGCCTGGCCGATCCATCCGCCCAACCGATCGAGACACCCTTGATGCTTTCGACCCTTACTGGCACACCAACGCGCAAAAGGGCGAGATCAAGAATTCTGTCTACGACGAGCGCAGCCCGACCGTCTTCTGGGTCAACCCTCCAGCAATTGTCGGAACCAAGATCGAGATCATGTATGCCAAACGCCCGACCGCGTTGACGGCTGCAAACGACGACCTCGCAATTGCTGACTCGTATTTTGAGGGCGTCCTGATGTATGTCCTGTTCCGAGCGTACGCCAAGGAAGCGGATTTTGCCGGCAATGCCCAGCTCGCCTCAAGCTATCTGTCGCTTTTTGCTTCGATGATGGGGATCAAGCTTCAGAAGGATGTCGCGTTTGGCATGTCGATGAACCGCAAGGGCGCGGAAAGCAATCCCGCCTCAATCCAGGCTGGAGGCGTCTGATGGCCGCGTATGAAAAGTTCTTCCCCAACATACTGCCCGAGGTTCCTGGCGCGGCGGAGGCGATCGTTGAGAACGCCGTGCGAAATGCAGTAATCGAGTTCTGCGAGAAAAGCTTAATCCTGCAACGCGATCACGATCCAGTCACTTTGGTTCAGGGGAACGTGGATTACGATCTTGAGCCGCCAAGTGGATATTTGGTCGTCAAGGTTATGAAAGCCTGGTTGGAGAACAACCCGCTTGATCCGCTGGCCCCTGACCTCGTTCGTGAGGCCGCGGTCTACAACCGATTGTTTAGTTCGTACCAAAGCGCCAACAGTACGCCAAGGGCTTATCTCCAAAAAACGGAGCGGACAATTTCCGTTTGGTATCCGCCTGAGAAGGACTATATCAACGGCCTGACTTTGCGGGTTGCGCTTAAGCCCACTCGCGCCTCCTCCAGCGTGGAAGACGTCATCCTCGAGGACTACGCCGAGGTGATCGCAAGTGGTGCTTTGGCGAGATTGATGATGAGTGCGGGTAAACCCTATACCAACATTGAGATGGCAGCGGTTCACAAGGGGTTGTTCCAGCAGGGGATCAACCTTGCTCGGTCCAGGGCTCTGCATGGCCAGGTCCGCTCCAACCTGAGCGTAAAGCTGCGGAGGATTTGAGATGGCCGAGAAAATTGCATTTGTACGGGGCGACACAAAGCCAAACCTGATCGTTAGTTTGACCGATTCCGTGACCGGGGCGCCGATTGACTTAACCGGCGCAACGGTTCGCCTGCGGTTTCGCAAGGTTGGGGCAACCGTACTCAGCGCAACGCTGACCGGCGTCGTGACAAACGCCACGGGTGGTGTCGTTACGTTTACTCCCGCTGACGCTCCGCAAATGCTGACGGGACCCGCTGGCGATTACGAAGGCGAGGTTGAGATCACTTTTGCGGACGGCAGCACGCAGTCCGTGTATGACATTTTGAAGTTCAAAGTGCGCGAGCAGTTTTAATGAAGGTAGAGGCCAGGCAGATTCGGGCAGGGATTGTCGTCACAAACCCGGTGGCGCAAACCAGCTACGTCTCTCTGGCCGCATCTGCCGGGTCAGTCGTCATCCCGGCTGCGTCGATTTCGCACATCTTCATTGCGGCAGTGGCCGACAGCAGTCCAGGCATTTATGCCGACACTTCGTATCAGCTGATCAACGCCGCAGTTTCCGCCCTCAATCCCAAAGGGTACGAGTACTACGTTGACGCAATCGTCACGACGGACAACAAGGTTATCAGCCTCAGCAAGCAAGTCACCGACTCCATCTCTATTCAAGAGTCCCTGGCACGCTCGATCTTTAAGGTCGTCCAGGATTCGGTTGTTGTGGTTGACCAGCTTACGGCTCTCTTGACCGCCATCGAATCGTTCTCTGAACAGTTCGACTTGACTGAAGCCGTTGCGCTGTCTGTAACGAGGCCGCTGAGCGACACTGTCTCTGTCTCGGATTTGTTTTCCAAGCAGTTTGCGAAGCAGTCCTTCGACACGATCTCCGTATCTGACTTTGGCAGTGGAGTGTCCCAGGGATACGTCGATCTAAGTTATTTTGCCCAGGACTATGTCGGGCAGTCATTCACATTCTGAACGGAGAACCGCATGATCAATGAACAAATCAAAGTAACAGGCGACGTAGTCGTCGTTGTTACCGGGCCCGACGGCAGAGAAAAAGATCGCCGCGAGATTAAGAACTTGGTCGTCACGACTGGTAAGACATTCATTGCTTCTCGCATGGTCGGGGTTTCCTCTAACGTAATGAGCCACATGGCAATTGGGTCTGGCTCGGCCTCGCCGGTTGCCGGTAACACTGCGCTTGCAACAGAGCTTGGCCGAATGGCTCTTGACTCATCCACCTTCAACAACAACTCGGCAAGTTACGCCGCCACTTTTCCAGCCGGTACGGGTACCGGGGCAATAGCTGAGGCTGGAATTTTTAATAGTGCCGCAGGCGGAATCATGCTGTGTCGAACTGTGTTTGGTGTTGTAAACAAAGGTGCTGATGACGCCATGAGCATCACCTGGTCGATCACCGTCAGCTAATCCAACGGAGTACTGGTTCATGGCCGCTCTAACACTGCGCTTGGTCAAGGGGTCTGCCCTTACCAACGCCGAACTGGACGCGAACTTTACCGCGCTCAACACCGAGCTCGGGCAAAAGCTCGTCTCCTCGGACCTGACTCCGTACCTCCAGAGCGCAACAGCCGCCAGTACGTACCAGACAATCAGCGGGATGTCGTCGTATCTGACGACCGCAAACGCAGCATCAACATATCTTCCTTTTGCCGGCGGAACACTGACCGGCGGCTTAACATTCAGCGGCTCCAATCTTCTTATCGCCGCAGATCTCACCAGCTCGACCAGGCTGCGCGTACAAACATCGACAGCAAACGGGAACACCATTTTTGGTTTGCTGCCAAGCGGCACGGCAGTCAACGCACAGTTCCAGGCGCAAAACTCTTCCGACCCAAACAACGCATCTATTGCCGCACTGGTTGCGAGCTCCTCCCAGGTGCGGATCGTGTCTGGTTACATCGGTACGGGCACTCTGAATCCGATTACTTTCATCTTTGCAAATACGGAAGCTGCACGGATTACGCCGAACAACCTGAATTTTTTGATCGGCACCTCGGTTGACAACGGTACGGACAAACTCCAGGTCAACGGATCGGTATCGGCAACCTCGTTCAGTGGCTCCGGGGCGAACCTGACCGGCCTTACCTTCAATCAGATCACGACGGCCCTCGGCTACACCCCCCTGTCGCTTTCTGGGGGAGCGTTGACCGGAAACCTGTCGTTCGACGGAACTGGCTTACGTATTACCGGTGACTTCACCAGCTCCGCCAGGGTGTTCGTGCAGACATCGACGGCAAACTCAAATACCTTCTTTGGGCTCCTGCCAAACGGGACGGCCACCAACACTCAGTTCCAGGTCTTTGGCTCGTCTAACACAAGCGACTCGTCGTACGGCACTCTGACAATCAATGCCTCAGCGGTTCAGATTCAGTCTGCCGCCACGGGCACCGGATCGGTTCTCCCGTTCCGAATCATGATGTCCACATCGGAGGCGCTGCGCGTTGCCACCACTGGCAACGTATTAATTGGCACCACCGCTGACACAATTACGGACAAGCTCCAGGTCAATGGATCTGTCTCTGCGACATTCTTCAACGGCTCTGGAGCAAACCTTACAGGATTAACGTCGGGCCAAATCACGACCGCCCTGGGATTTACGCCATACAACGCTACAAATCCCAGCGGTTACGTCAATCAAGAGGGCGTGAGAAGCGCAATCAGCGCCACTGGGTCAATCAGCTACAACAGCTCTACCGGCGTGCTGAGCTATACGACGCCGACCACCGACGGCGTCAATGAAGGCGCAACCAATCTGTATTTCACCAATGCCAGGGCTCGAAGCGCCATCAGTGTCACGCAGAACCTGAATTATGACTCGAGCACAGGGGTCATCACTGGGCCAAATCTGTCTGGGTATCTAACTTCTGCCACTGCGGCCAGCACGTACCAGCCTATTCTTGTTTCCGGCACCAACATCAAGACCATCAACGGAAATTCCGTTCTTGGGAGTGGCAACCTGAACATCAGTGGCGGCGCAGCAACGTACTCAGGGCAATACGTTGCATCCGGAACGACGACCAACGGGGACGAGACAGAGATCTTCGTTAACGGCAACGCGGGATCGCGCATCACATTGACTGATTCCCGCGTGTCTGCGTACGTTGTCCAGATCGCAGCCCGCAGAACAAACGGAAGCCCTGAGCCGGCATTCTTTGATCTCTATGGCGTCGCGTACCGGAGTGGCGCATCGGCGTCGGATCAGGGGAACTTGTATGAAAACGTCATTTACAGGTTTGACATTAATATGGTTGTTGATGTCAGGGTCAATACCGCTGATCAAACGCTGCGCATTTACGTTACAGGCGTGAGCGGGAAGACAATTTCGTGGACCGCCGTTGTCAACATAATTGAAAGCTAAAAATGCCACGCACCCGATCAGTCTTGATAGATGGAATGTTTGGCCGGATCTTGGTCAACACGGCAACTTCAGCCGCTGCCACGGCCGCAAATCAAATTGCCGGCGCAACCCAAAAGATAAAGACGATGTCTTCTACAAAATCCGTCATTGTTGTGTCGAACTTGGCGGGGACAGATCTTGGGATGCGTTTTGATGGTTCGTATGGACTCGTTACGAAAATCGACTTTAGCCTTATAAGAGCCCCGATTGGAACTATTACAGTAAGGGTTCGTCGAGGAAGTACGAACAGCACGGCCACAGTGATCGGGTCGTATAGCATCACGGGACCCGCAAAAACAATATCGCATCCAGTGGCTATCCCTTACACATCTTCTGAGGGCTTGTATTTCGACGTCACATCAACCGGTGGCTTCAATACCCCTGGCGTCGGCCTGTCGATCAGCGTCTCTTACTACTCGGGCTAAAAAATGAACACACAAGAAATCAAGGATTATTTTGGCGATCGCGTGATCTACACGTTCAGCGGCTCGCTTGACGAGTTGGCAGATCTGCAATCAAAAACAACCAACAGCTACAACTATATTATTGTGGCCGGCCAAATCTATTTTGTTGCGGAAAAATCAGTTGACGATGCACGCGCAAGCGTTTTGGAATAAGGAGTCGATAGATGTATGCAAAGCTTTTAACTGGCGGATCGGCGGTGGTCACATATCAGGCAATCAGAGATATTGCCCGATTGATCACTTCTAGCAGCCCCAGCACATCTCTGCTCGGTGGATTCAGCCAGGCGTCTTCCGTAATCATTGATTCAACCCCTGCGGGCTGGACGTATGTTGGCAGCAGTCACGCTTCAGATCAGCCATCAATTGCGGCTGTTAGCAACACCACATACCCAGCAAACGGCATACGAGCAATCATGGCTTGCAGCGCCCCTTGTCTTGAGGGGTCTGCGCTGAAGTATGTGTGTCTTACGATGGGTAGACAGGGTTCCGGCACTTTGCTTGGAGGCATTAACATTACTGCCGCACAAAGCGTTACTTCGGTTGGTGTGGCAACCAATGAAGGTCCGTGTTATTACAACTTGAACACGACGAATGCCAACCTTTATCCATACACCATATCAACTGCCGCAAATACTACGATTCATTTGATTGCAAATCAGCGTCACGTCACGCTTATACAAGAAGGTGCTGGCATCCATGCGGTTTGGGAAATGTCGATGTCCGATCCCAACCGTTTTTATGGAAGAGCTCCTGTTGCACAATATTTGCACGCTACATCTTCAAACTTTACTGTTCCAGAAAATATGTCTGGCCCGATAGATTTTGCAGCATCCACCAAAACTGGGTCTGCAATTTGCGCCTTAAATGCAATCACCGATGTGAACACGGCAACCTTTTATGGAAATTATGAGCCAACAATCTTGGGCACCAGGAACTTCCCTAATTTTTTCCAAAAGGGCTCTGACTATCGAAACAACTCCGTTACATCTACGGGCGCTTTGGCATATAACGTTCAGCCTCTGTTCATGAGTGCTGGCGCGCTTGGTTATCCAGCGCAAGCCATAAGCGGCGTTGTTCCTGTTTACATTACCAAGCCAGGCATCGGCACAAGTGGTGACACTATCTATGTCAACGGAGAGGCGTACACTTGGTTTAATGCGGGCGGCGGTTTTGGCTTGGCACTCAAAACAAGTTGATCATGGCTATCTTAAACATCTCTGACGAGGGCATCTCTGTTTATGGAGATGCGCAGCTGTCCTTTCTTATTCCACAATCAATCAAAACGTTGCTATATGTAACTGACTTTTTGCTTGACCCAACAATCCTTGCCCCAGAAGAAAATTACAGGATTTATTAAGCAAGTTTGTACGCTGATGTTATTCTTGCCATTTTTCTGGCGCGGTTGGGTTGCCATCAATCGGTTATATATCATCTTTGAGAGGATGCCTTGTCCAACAATTACAGTTGGCAGTTTCCCAGGCTTGATGTTTATCCCACATACCAAACCCTCACGGATGTCGTCTGCCGGGTTCACTGGCGGATGACGGCTGACGACGGGGGCGGTCACATTGCGCAGGCGTACGGCGTCCAGCAATGCGGCGACGTAGACCCGAACGATTTTGTTCTGTATGCAGACCTGACCGAGTCCCAGGTCCAAGGCTGGGTCGAGGCCGCAATGGGCACGGATGGTATTAACGAAATCAAAGCGTATCTCGATCAACGGATCTCTGAGATCGTCAACCCGATCGAGCTCAGCTTGCCTCCGCCATGGCTCTAACCCCAACGAAAATAGCCTCTGTACCACTATTTCGAGGGGCTCAAATGATTCAACGCCTGATCGCTCTCTTGTTTTTAAGCCGGGAGATCGCGCACCGGGAGCACCTGCGCACCCGTAGCTACGCCCAGCACATGGCTTTGGGCGAGTTCTACGAAGCCGTCGTTGAAAAGGCGGACTCAATTGCCGAGGCGTACCAGGGTCGTCGTGGCTTGATCGAAGACATCCCGTATCTCCAGGCGCCCGGCACCGACATCATCGACTCTCTTGAGCGCCAGCTCGCCGCGATTGAGAAGATCCGGTACACCGCCGTACCCAAAGAAGAGACCGCTATCCAGAACCTGATTGACGAGGCGGTTGCCCTGCACCTGACCGCGCTATACAAGCTTCGCATCCTGAAATAAGCAGCCGCTCGCTACCCCTCCAGGCCCCGATTTCCCGGGGCTTTATTTTTGCAA